GTGAGATCCACTGAAATGCATCCATATAGTCTTTGACGGCCCACTCCAAATGTTCGGTGGGTAATCCAGGTGACGGACTAATGGAGTGCGTGACTGACTTGGCCCACATCCCTCTTCCAAAACGAGGGGGGCCAAAACGCAAGTCTTCAGGACATATCTCCTTGATCGAGTCTGAGATCAGAGTGTCAACTGCTCTGCTCTTGTAAAATGCCGAACTTGGGAATGACCCCTTAGGAATCGCCCCCTGATATTCAATCTTCTCGGCATCTTGCAACCAATACGCGGATTTTACCAGATCGGGATCCGCAATCTCATCGAGAGTGAAAGTCTGTTTACCATTAACAGATGGATTCCAAACCTCGGGTGCTGAGCTCCCAGGCAATGCCAAGGGAGAACGCATAACCTCGCTGAGATATTCGCCAAGCTCCTGAGGAGAAAACGAACAGGACACACCTTCCATGCGAGAAGGCAAAACGCCACCAAAGTGAACCCCAACAATTCCGGGGTTCTTACCATGACTAACATAGGCTCCTCCACAACACCCACGGGCGTTCTGGTAGGGCCATTTCCAGGCGATCTGGGGACTATCATTGCCTCCCAAATCGAGGAAGCTTCCTTCACAATCAAAAGATTCCATCAAATTTCCATCAGGCAATCGAAGATGGAAAGAGGCTTTCAAGGTGCCAGGCTGCTTGTTAAAATATGGTATGATATTGCGTTTGCTGCGGTATTTTATGTACCCAACTGCAAATTTGTGACCCTTCCTGACATAAAAATCGGCCGGGGAAATGGTCCGTTCCACACTTGCAGAGCGACCAAATTTATCACAAATACGCGCCTTCACTGGTTTGGTAGGCAAATCGCTTGCTGCCATCAAACAAAGATCAGTGTCAATCCAGAGGATGTTACAATTGTAAGCTTCCTCAGCCCCTTCGCACTTCCAGAAGATAGCGCTCAAATTGCCCTCAACGATAGCTACAAGCTGTTCGTGGGTCATATTGGGGTTCCTATAAGTCAATTTAGCAGTGACAACTCGCTGTTGCCATGCATTTTTGACCTCGTTGCGCTGAATGAGAGCTTCTTCACTGACATCAACCAGTCCCTGCTTTTCAAATTCTAGCGGGACGAATGATTTAGTGTACTCAAGATCTTCAGCAGATGCTTCCTTTTTGGGAAAATCATCCAACGGTGTAGGTGGAATTTTCTGCGTAGGCAAAGGGGTAACAGTAGGAACGTTCTTTGGTTCGAGAGGACCAAAAGACACATTGTTCCAAAGTTGGTGGGCGGCAAAACCTGCCCCCAACATGGCACCAAGACGTGTGGAAATTTCATACATGCGGATCATGTGTGGAGACCATCGACTTTGGGAATCTCTAGCAAATTCAGCTACCATGTTCTTCTTTTCAGAGAGACATTGGTACGCACTTCGACGCAAAGCAATAAGCTGGGTCCCGTGGTACAACCAAGAGAAC